TCATAGTCCGAAACTTTGTAATTCCAGAGTTTAGCATTAGGATACACTTTTCTCACTTGATCCTGTACTTCTCTGCGTGAGGGGGTTTTGATATGGGGGAAGAACATCTGAATACTGTACTGACTTCCTCTCCATGCCAACATTGCTGTTATTATATTTCCTGTTTTTCTTGGTAGGTATGTGGATTCACTTACTCCTCCACCACCATTAGAGCCGTTAGAACTCCCACCATTGCTAGACTGGTTACCACCATTACCATTACCATTTGAACCATTCCCATGTCCGTTAGAAGATCCGTTAGATTTTTTGCCATTACCATTTTTCTTTTTATGATCCTCATCCCTCATTATATAACCACCACGCATGACATGCCATCCTTTAGGGATGGGTTTGCACTTTTTACTATCATTACAATAGTATTCGCCTTGGGGACACTTTTTCATAAAAAGAGACAGACTCTGTATGTTTATTTATGTTACTTTCAACTTATCAGATTACTGTGAGAGTTTTTGAGATCTTAAACACAGTGGAATCTGAGGATGTTGGAGTTGCTAAAAGTCTTAAGTTTCCACTATTAATATCTGCATCAAACGTAGCAAGATTTACTCCAGTCTTTATAGTTCCAAATTCTGAAAGATATGCATTAGTCCCATCATGCAATACATTAATGGTTGTCATCTGATAAACAGACCCTCTTGTTATTTGCACTTGATATTGTGCCGACCTGTATGATGAAGCAGTAAAACTATCTACAGATGCTTGAGATGTGGAGGTCTTTGTAGATGATGCACTTTCAATTCTTAGAACAGCAGGACTACCAAAATCAACACCACTTCTAGCAGTTATAAGACCAACAACATCTATATTAGTTACATCTTCATAAGTAAGAGTTCCTCCAATAGTTACATTACCAGTGAATGTGGCAGCAACACCAGTTAAATTTTGTATTGCAATACTAGGAGTTCCTGAGATTCCCTGTGATGTGGTTGATATACCTGCTGTCTTTGCATATCCAGCATTTGTGGCATCGGTAGAGATTCCTGCAGTTATTGCATACGTTGAAATTGTTGATATACCTGCTGTTTTCGCATATCCAGCATTGGTTGCATCAGTAGCAATTCCTGCAGTTATTGCATATGTTGATATTCCTGCTGTATTTGCATATCCAGCATTACTACCACTCTCTTCTGCAAATTTAAACTTATATGGTGCGTCTAAGGAAGTATCAACCTTTAAAACATAACCATTATATGCACTTAAATTAGTGGCAACACCAACAATATCATCAAGGTATTGAAGTTTGGTTTCTCCACCACCACCAAATGATGCTAATTGCTGTTGAACCCTATTAACAAATAATCTGTAATGTTCTTGTAATTGGTCAAGGGTTACAAAATTTGTATCTAATGGAGTTAATGGATCTTCATTATCAACTTCTGGTGGTTCTGCTAATAAATTCTCTTGAAGATCTTGATGTTGTTTTTGTGTTTCCTTTATTTCTTTAACAATATTACGCAATTCGGTAATATCTAAACCAGTATCAGTAAATTTGGTTTTTAATTTGGAAAGATCTTTTCTTACATCTTTAATATCACTATCATAATATTTTACTTCTGGGAGGTTTGTAATTTTCTCTTGCAGTTCATCAAAATACTCTTTAAGAGAAGTGGTAATGACATTTTGGGATTCAACATTTTTAGTATTAAAATCCTTTACCTTCTTATCAATATTCTCTTTTAGAATATTATACTGTCCAAGTATTTGTTTCTTTAATTTTCTATCATCATCCTTTAGATGAAGTCTATACTCATGTATCTTCTCAGATGATTTCTTTAACTCTTCATATATTTTATCAGTAGTTTCTTTTAAATTTGTTTTAACAGTATCAACATCAACTCTAGTTTCAAAATCTTTTACTTCAATACTTTCTGATATTTGTTGAATATCATAACTAAACTTATCTCTAAGAGAATTTAATTCATCATCATAATACTTAACTTCAGGTAGATTATCAATCTTTTTATCAAGTTCATTTACCTGCTCATCATAATATTTTACCTCTGGTAGATTGGAGATTGATTGTTTAACATCATCTATTTCTTCATCATAATACTTTACTTCAGGAACTACTGGTATCTCAGAGCGTAACTCTTCAATAGTTTCTGATATTTTTTCAAGGTCATCATCATAATATTTTATTTCTGGTATATCTGGTATATTATCTCTTACCTCATTAACAAGACCAACTAATTCCTTCCACTCAGGTCTTTTGATAATATCAATAAATTCATAATCTCTAAATTGCATTTCAGGACTATAATCCTGAAAAGAAACACCACCAGTAATTTCAATATCCTCTTCTTTTTCTACTTCTTCTTCCTCAATATAATCTTCAATAGTTGGTAAAGACTCATCAACTATTTTATCTTCTACTGAAGGTAAATCTTCTACTACATTGTTGGGTATACAACCGAGTGCTTCTTCTATATCTACAACATACTCTTCAACAGAAGGTAATTCTTCTACAACTTTCTCTTCTGTTATAAATTCATCGACTGATGGTAATTCTACAGGATTTTCTGTAAAATCATCCAACGACGGCAATTCGTCTTTCGGCATTTTATGAGTATATTAATACTTTGAGATTTTTCTCTCTGTTTTATTTATTCTGTTCCTTTGCTCCATTCTTTAGGAGCTTAGCAAGTTCTGCTGTTGAACCAACAAATAAAGCATTATTAACAGTAGATGGACCTTTTTGTTGTGTCTCTTCTTCTACATCTTTTAGTTTCTTCTGCAAATCCATCAACTTATCAGTTGCATCAGAGACACTCTTAATCAACTGCCCTGCGACCTCATATGCCCTTGGCATCTCACTTTCCTGTGCAAGTTCAAGAATACCATTAATTGCTTCCTGACCCTTCTCTATGATGCTATAAAGATTACCACGAGTATACTCATAGTCTTTTGTTATATCATCTTTAGCAAGTCTATCTGGTTTCTCTCTATCAACTCCAACTACAACATCACTCTCATCTACCTCAACTTGAGTAGGGGTTATATTGAAAGCATCATCTAAATTATTTTTCACTTTAATCTCCTACTAAAGTTCCACTGAATCCAAAGTCATCTCCTTCCTCCACTAATGCATTATCAGTAGATGTGATTGATTTGACTGATGTACCTCTTATATGGGCAAGTTTTGTAGTTCCATCCTGACCTCTCTTAACAGTCAGTTTATTACCATCTACTGCCTTAACATAGAGTTCCTCTCCACCAAGGTCAATATAGACACTTGTAGAACCAGAAGATGCTGTTATACCACTACCATCTTCAACCTCAAATGTTGTTTGAGTCTTAGTAATATCTGCTGCTAAGTTGGTTAGAACAGTACCGTCATAGTTCTGAATTGCTCTTGGAACAACAGAGTATGTAAGATTGCGTTGTGCGTTTGATGTATCTGTACCAGTAAGGTAATTGACAGTAGACTTGGTAATAATATCCTTGGAAGCATCTGTGACAGGACCGAATAGGTATGTCTTAGCAGTGAATCTTAGAGTATACATAAGAACTCTTCTAGACTCAAAATCTCCTTCATAATCATCCTGCATAGTAATGTTTTCAAGTATTACTGGAATATCTCTTTTCTCATTAATAGCTCCTACCAAATTAACTGTTAGATTATAAGAAGGTTGGAAATATGGTAATATTTGTTCTACGATTTGTAATGCATCATCATTTAATTTACACATAACAGCAAGTTCAAATTGCATGTTATATGGAACGGGCATATATACTTTCTTTTCATCTGGAGTAGAAGAATCTGGATTTTGAACTACAATCTTTTGAGTAGTAGTAACTTTTCTACTTGGATCATATGTCAAACCAGTAAACTCAAAAGACATCCTTGGTAAAGATAAAGATGTTGCTTTATTCAAATCTGGTGATTGAGTTAATCTTGCTAAGAACTTTTGAGTAGGTCCATATGCAAGAGGAACACGGATAATACTAGCGTCAGTATCCCCTCCACTTTGCTTAATGGAAATACTATTGAAAAGAGTACCAAAACCAATAATGGTCCTCCTCAAAATTTCGTTATAAAAATATTCAAACATTGTTATAGTCCTAGTATCTTATATTTAGGGAATACCGAATGGGTTCTGTTCACTGAAGTCTAAAATATCATCTGCAGCAGATTCTATATTGACGTTATCAGCAAATCCATCTTCTGGTGGATCTTCACTCACAACACGTAATGCATGAACAGCACCAGAAGAATTACCAGTTATACTTTCTCCAATACTAAACATTCCAGATACATTTGCTACTTCTAGAACATTTGTTGTTGCACTCCATGTTCTTACTCTACCCTTCACACCAGTAATAGATCCTGTAACAATTTCATTAAACTTGAAGTTGCCACTATTATTAAGTGCAGGATCTCCAATCGTAATTGTTGGACTTGAAGTATATCCAGCACCAGCATTTGTAATATTAATAGCAGTAATGGTTCCAGCAGAACTTACGACTGCTTCAGCAGTTGCCCGTGTATTTCCTGCACCAACAGGTGCTGTAATGGTCACAGTAGGTGCTGTAGTGTATCCAGAACCTGCGTCAGTAAGTGTAACGATACCAACAGTTCCATCACCAATAAAGACGGTTCCTGCAGCACCTGCACCCCCTCCACCAGTAACTTGTAGGGTTGGTGCAAGAGTATATCCAGCACCTGGATTTGTAATTACAACCTGCTGAACAGATTTATGATTATTACTAATATTTAAATTACATACATTAATACCACTAATCATTGTAGCAGTAAGAATACCAGTAACCTTTCCTGAAGGAGCAGAACTTACTCCAATAGTAGGAATAGCAGTATATCCACCACCCCTATTGCTTAATGTAATTAATCTAATAGAACCTTCAGTGTTGAATCCAACTACAGCAGATGCAGTAGCACCAGTTCCAACTAAGGTAAGAGTCTGAGAAGAACCAAGAAGAGTGGATAAACCATCTTCAGAAGTTCCATCTGCATTATCACCAGTTAGAGTATCATCAATCTCAGAAACTCCAGTATCAATAACCTCATCCTCGTAACGGAAGAGTTCACATTTAAGAGTATAAACGTAATTCTTTTTTAACTGATAGAATGGCTTTTCGTGCTCTACATAT